GCTCACTCCTACTGAGCTTGGAAAACTTACTGGTCAGTTACAAGCGATATTGGACAAGTATGGGTTGTCGTTGTTTGGACGAAAAGAAAAACCCGAATTGTTAGAGGGTGAAGACCCACTTGAAGATCTTAGGAAACTCAACCCCGAGAATTCAGACCACACCACAGCTTCTCCCAACTAGAGGTAATGAGGTTGCTGAGTTTGCGCGACAAATTGAAATGCCTTTGCTTGAATGGCAAGAGTATTTAATTAACGAGGCTTCCAAGGTTAAAGAAGACGGCACTTGGGCTTACAAGAATGTGTTGGCTATTGCAGCTAGACAAAATGGTAAAACACATTTGCTGAGAATGAGAATTTTGGCAGGGCTTTACTTATGGGACGAAGAATTACAAATAGCAAGTGCACAAACTAGAGATTTATCGTTAGAGACTTTTAAGAAAGTTGTAGAAGTTATAGATAATTATGATTGGTTACGTAAAAAGATTAAACACGTTACAAGGGCAAATGGTCGAGAAGAAATACAACTTAAATCTGGTTCACGTTACAAGATTGTAGCTAGTAATAGTGGTGGTGCTCGAGGCTTGTCTTCTGATCTTGTGATACTTGATGAGCTTAGACAACAGAAAACATACGACGCATACTCAGCTTTAGTCTATACAATGAACGCCAGACCTAACTCACAGTTTTGGGGTATCTCAAACGCAGGCGACCATTACTCACTTGTACTAAACGCTATGAGACAACGTGCATTAGATAAAATAGAAAAAGGTTTAGATGATCCGTTGTGTTTTATGGAATGGTCAGCCTCACCACACAGAAAACTAAGTGACATTGAAGGCTGGAAAGAAGCAAATCCAGCATTAGGCAGAACAATCTCAGTAGATGCAATCAAAGCCAGGTTAAGTGACCCACCTGAAATCTTTCAAACAGAAGTTTTATGCCAATGGGTAGAAACAATGAACTCAGCATGGGAACAAGGTGCATGGAATTCTTGTATGCAACCAAACCTAGCATTAAAGCCTGACAGACCTACTTGGCTTGGTGTTGAAATAAGTCCAGAACGTAATTCCTGGGCATTAACAGGTTCACAAATACTTGAAGACAAATCTATAGCTGTAGGTTTAATGGAATACCAAGACCAAGACAGTCCAATAGATGATCTATTTATTGCTGGACGTATTGCTGAATGGGCAAAACATTATAACGCAGAAGAAGTCATAGCCAACAGATTTACAGGTGACTCAGTTGTAGCCAAACTTAAACAGGCAGGCATAAACGCAAACGTAATTAAAGGCTCAGACTATTACACAAACTGCGATCAAGTACTTAGTGCTATGTCAGGTGGACGACTAGCTCACTCAAACCAACCAGAACTATCAGAAAGTGTAAACAGTTGCATAAAAAAATCAAATGACACAGGTGCTTGGTATGTAATGAGACGTAAACCTTCAACAGCTGCTATTTCAATGATTCTTGCAGTAGGTAAAGCAGAACAGTACGGCTCAAGGTCACAAAACCAAGACATTGTAGTTGCTTAGGTGCTTGACTTACATAACGATTTGGTAAAGAATTAGAAGTTATGGGCTTCTTTCAAAATCTTCTTGGTGTCACACCAAATGAGGACGTAAACAAAGTAGATGCAGCAGTAGCGCCTTACAATTATCAAGCCGTAGCCCAACCATTTGACTTCTTTGGAAATACTTCAATAACAAGAGCACAAGCTATGCAAGTTCCAGCAGTTGCAAGAGCTAGAAACATTATGTGTGCAACTATTGGTTCATTACCTTTAGAAGTTAGACGCGAATCAAACAACTCACGAGTTACAACCCCACCTTTTATCAGACAACCTGATCCAAGAATGACAGCACAAGCTGTATATACATTTTTAGCAGAAGATTTGTTATTTACAGGTCAAGGTTACTTAAGAATTATGGAACTAGGCGCAGATAACAGACCTTTAAGCGCTGAATGGATTTCAGTATCAAGAGTTACAAGAGAATTAGATTTTAGTGGACTAAATACTAACCAAGGTTACAACGTTACAGGTTATTCTGTAGATGGTGTACGTGTACCTAATTACGGACTAGGTTCTTTAATACCTTTTACAGGTTATGACGAAGGTTTACTTGTAAGAGCAGGAACAACTATTCAAACAGCTTATGCTTTAGAAAAAGCAGTTAAAAGATTTGCAGATGAACCAACTCCAAACGTTGTTCTTAAATCTAATTTGCCAATGCCAGCAGAAAGAGTTACAGCCCTTCTAAATTCTTGGAAAGAAGCACGCAACACACGTGGCACAGCTTTTGTAAACGACACAATCGATTTTCAAAGCATAGGTTTTAGCCCAGAACAATTAACGCTAAACGCAGCACGTCAATACATGGCTTCCGAAATAGCAAGGGCTTGTAATATTCCAGAATATTATGTAGGTGGAAACGCAGCAGGTTCAATGACATACTCAAACGTCACAGCAGAACGCAGAAGCCTAATAGATTTATCTTTACGTCCTTTGATGACAGCAATTACACAAAGATTGTCAGACATTGACATAACACCACGTGGATCTATTGTTAAATACGATTTAGAAGAATTTTATTCACCAAGCGCACAAGAACGCGCAGACATTTACAGCAAACTTATTCCTTTAGGTGTAATGACAGTAGAGGAAGCAAGAGAAAGGGAAGATTTGATAAATGGATAACTTTATTAAATTCTCAACCGACATTATCGCAGCTAATTCATCAAAACGTGAATTAACAGGCGTTATTGTTCCTTTTGGTCAAGTAGGACATACAAATATGGGCGACGTTGTTTTTAGCGCTGGCTCATTAAAGATCGGTGAAGGTATTAAACTTTTTACCGAACATGATATGACCAGACCAATAGGTAAATTATCAAGATATGAAGAAGACGACAAAGGAATTGTCGGAACATTCAAAATCGCAAGAACAAACGCAGGAGACGACGCATTAGCCGAAGCACAAGAAGGTTTAAGAACTGGATTTAGCGTAGGCGCAATGATTGACGACTACATTACCAAAGGTGAACAAGTAATCGTTAATGAAGCAACTTTGAAAGAAGTTTCACACGTTACATTCCCAGCATTTGGCGAATATGCACAAATAACTGATGTCGCAGCAAGCGAATCAGAACAACAACAAGAAAGTGAGCAAACTATCGTGTCAAACGAAGTAACTCCAGAAGTAGTAGAAGAAGTAGCTAAAGAAGTAGCTGCTCCTGCTGTAGAAGCTGCTGCAGAACGCAAAGTTATGCCAGCAATTTTCACAGCACCAAGAAGCCCAATCGTTTCAAAGGCTTCATATTTAGAACACTCAATCAGAGCTGCACTAGGTAACGAAGACAGCCGCCAATATGTTATGGCAGCTGACACAACTTCAAACAACGCTGGTTTAATTCCAACACCACAACTAGCTGAAGTTATCAACCCATTAAGCAACGCAGAACGTGGCGCAATTGACGCAATTTCAAGAGGTACTTTGCCAAACGCAGGTATGACTTTTGAAATTCCAAAAATTACAGCAGTTCCAACAGTTGCAGAAGCATCAGAAGGTGCAGCAATTTCAGAAACCGATATGACAAACTCATTCTTGTCAGTATCAGTAAAGAAATTTGCAGGACAACAAACTTTCTCAGTAGAATTACTAGATCGTTCTTCACCACTATTCTTTGACGAACTTGTTCGCCAAATGGAATTTGCATACGCAAAAGAAACTGACAAATACGTAGCAAACTTGATCATCTCAAGTGGTCAAATTGCACCAACTGCACAAGACAACACAGCTGCAGGATTACTTGGCTATGTTGCACAAGCAGCAAGCGAAGTTTACGCAGATTCACTTGGCTTTGCACGTAACTTAGTTGTTTCTCCAGAACAATGGGGTAACATCATGGGTTACAACGACAGTGGACGTCCTATCTACAATGCTTCACAACCAAGCAACGCAGGTGGATCAGTAACACCTACTTCTCTACGTGGAAACGTAGCAGGATTAGATTTATATGTATCTCGTTCATTATCAGCATTGACCTACACCACAGGTGATGGTTCTATGTTCGTAATCAACCCAGAGTCATACACATGGTACGAAAGCCCACGTGCACAACTACGTACAAACGTAATTAGCACAGGACAAGTTGATGTTGCCTACTACGGTTACGGCGCATTAGCTGTCAAGGTCGCAAACGGTTCTTGCCACTTTAACAAGAACTAGTCTCTAAACGTGTGGGTGGTTCGCCCCTGTGCCACCCACACCCCTAGAAAGGAAACAAAATGCCAGTATTAGTAACAGCTAGTGAGTTAAGAGCTGTACTTGGTGTTCCTGTTGCCCTTTATTCAGATGCACAACTTGATTCAATAATTGAAACTTCAGAAGACGCTATTGGCGATTTTCTTGTACAACATAAAGTAGCAATTGAAGCACAACGTTCAGAAAGTACTACTTTAACAACTTTATATGCAACACAACCCCACAAATTTTATGTAGGACAAACAGTTACAATTTCAGGTGTTACAGGTCATAACGGATCTAAAGTAGTAGCAGACATTGTAGATATTTATACTTTTAAGATTACAACTACAGGTGCAACAGTTCACGAAGATTTACGTTTTCAAATCCCTAACGGCACAGCTTCAGTAAATGGTCTTGCACAATACAACGGCGTAGACGCTGTTGAAGAAGCCGTACTACAAATATCCGTAGACGTATTCCAATCAAGATTAGCTGCAGGTGGCACACAACAAGCTCTTGATTACACACCAGCCCCATACAGAATGGGCAGAACCCTTCTTTATAAAGTCACAGGTTTAATAAGCAAATATATTGACTCTAATAGTCAAGTAGGTTAATTTATGGCTTTAAGTACATTACGCGCAAGCCTTAAAAGCGCAATAACAGATAACACAAAATACTCTGCCTACGATCACGTACCAGATATTATAATCCCGCCAGCAGCTCTAATTTTAGCTAGTGACCCATACCTTGAACCAATGGTTATAGGCAATAGCAAAAACTATTACGTCAGACTCACATTAGAAGTCGTGAGTACAACGTATTCTAACCCAAGCGCGCTAACAAACTTGGAAGACGATATAGAAACCATTCTGGGACTTATTCCGTTAAACTTTATAGTATTATCGGTAAGTAGCCCTAGAATAAGAAGCACTAATAGTACAGATCTATTAACAGCTGAAATACAACTACAAACAGCCTACACAGGCTAAGGAAGGCACTAATGGCAACAACAATTTTAAGTGG